CGCGCGGCCAGTTCGGGCAGGCTCTCGGTCTCGCCGTTCTTCTTGTCAGCCATGGGGGGTCTCCTCACAAGGTCGGTGGTGTAGAGGTCGGGGAACGTGCCGCGCGTCTGCACGGCCTAGGGTCCGGTGTCGCGCTGGATGTTGTCAAGCAGGTCGAGCCGCCGCAGGCGCCGCAGGGTCTCCAGTACCTCGACCGGCCCGGTGTCGATGTCGGTGAGCGCCTGCGTGGCGCGGTTGATGCGGTCGTCAATGTCAGCGATGTGCGCGGTGTGCGCGGTCACGCTGGCGGCCCGCTCGTTCTGCAGGCCGACGATGAACGCCTCGACCAGCTGCTTGATGGTCACGGTCCACCTATCGACGCAGGCGCCGGCGTGCGGCGCTTGCCAGCCCGACCAAACCCAGCCCCAGCATCGACAAGGTCGCCGGCTCGGGCACGGGCACCTGCTCCTCGGCGCTCGCGGTGCCGGTGAAGCTGGCGCTGAAGCTGCCGAGGCTGTTGAACGCGATGCTGATGGGCGGCGCCACGTTGCTCAACGACAGGCTGAACGACAGCGGGTCGCCCAGCACGATGGGCAGGTCGGTGCCAAACGTCAGCGGCCCGAAGGGCGACGTGTTCGCGGTGAACAGCGCGCCCGTGCCGCCGATGCCGCCCAGCGTCAGCGCGCCGCCGAAGGTGCCCTCCAGATACGTGAACGTCTGCGCGGCGTTGGTCAGCGCGAACGTGCCGCTGTAGTGCTGCGTCACCAGCCCGGCAATGACGGTCGTCGCGTCGAGGCTCTCGGCCTCAAAGACGAGGAACGCGTTGGGGTCGGTCGCGCCGCTGATGATGTTGGTGATGGACACCGCCGTCGAGACATCGAGGCTGGTGGTGCCGTCGCCGTTGTTGGTGGCGAGGAAGACGTTGGTGGTGCCCAGCTGGCCGAAGCCGACGATCTGGGACGCCGCCGCCGGCAGGGCCGTCAGCAGCAGGACGAGCGCGATGGGGAGCAGTCGACGCAGACGCATGTGGTGGTTACCTCGGACGGGTGAACGGACTAGTCGCGCGAGATGCTACCACGACCGGACGCGCCGCGTCCCGCCGTAACGGTTCGGGTGCTTGACCTGCCCGGCCTTCTTGCCGACCGGGTCGAGGTCACGCTGGCTGCGCGCGAGCGCGAGGCGCTCGGCCTTGGCGGCGTCCACCTTCGACGGCTGCGCCGGGCCGTAGGCCAGCACGACGTACTCCAAGCAATTCATGCCGTGGTCGTAAAAGCCGTCTTTCCTCGGCCGGCGCGTGTTGGGCGACAGCGACGTCGTGTGGATGCGCTCGTCCCACACGTAGCCGGCCTCCAGCGCATCGACAAAGTGCGTCGAGAAGCGCGGGCCGTCGTTCGCCATGAGCAGCCAGCGGTCGGGGTCGACGTAGAACGCCGGGCCGGTGCGCGTGAGCCGGCGCATGTAGCCGGCGACGTGCTGCACGCAGCGGTCGCGCGCGTCGATGTGGTTGGCGCCCGGGATGGTGTAGAGGCTGATGCCGTGCTCGCGCAGGATGTCGGCCGCGCTGGTGCTGGTGCCTTGGCTGTTGTTCTGGTCGCCGGCCGGGTCGCCGGTCGACATCACCTCGTAGGGCAGGCCGTCCTCGGTCGCGTCCTCGGGCCAGAACCACGTCGCGCGCTGCGCCACCACCGCCGGCGCGAAGTCCTCGATGAACTGGTCGACGCCCATGATGCCGCCGTGGATGACCAGCTGGCCCCATGGCATCACCTGCGCCCAGATGACGTGCGGGTGCTTGTGCCCGAAGTCCCAGCCCTCCAGCAGCGGCACATGCGGGTTCAGCCGCGTCGGGCCGACGTGGATGTTGGGGTTGAAGGTCGAGGCGTAGACCGGCTCGCCGACGGTGGCGAGGCCGCGCTTGCCCTCGATGAAGCGCCGGCGCAGCGCGTGGCCGGCCGGGTAGGCGGCCTCCAGCGACTCGATGTAGGCGTCCCCGAGGTTGTGCCGGTTGTCGTAGACCGACGTCCGCAGGTAGAGGTGGCCCGGGTTGGTGTTGCTGACCGGGAAGTCATCCGCCAGCCAGTGGGTCTCGCCCGGCGGGTTGGGCGTCAGCAGCACTTGGTGCGGGAAGCCGACCTGCGACAGGCGCGCGGGCACAAAGGCGCGGTAGACGTCGGCCGGCACCTCCTCGGGCTGGTCGATGCCGAGCACCGCCAGCGTGAGGCCGGCCAGCTTGCCGTAGCGGTTGGTCTGCTCGGAGGCTTTGAGCGCGCGCAGGTAGACGCGGGCGCCGGTGGCGACCACCTCGTCGTACTCCTCGTCGGTGTGGTAGCGCAGGGCGATGCCGTTCTGCCGGCACCAGTCGCGCCAGCGCGGCTTCAGCTGCGCGTCGAGGCCGTCCTGCGTCCAGCGCGTCAGCGCGCAGTGGATGCCCGGCCAGTCGACGCAGTAGGCGGCGATCTTCGCCACCAGCGGCGTGGTCTTGCCGGCGCGCACGGCGCCCTCAAGGTCGACGTAGGGAAACTCGGCCGCCGTCGCCAGTAGGAACCGCGACTGCACCGGGTTCCACCGGTGCTCGATGACGCGGCGCCCGCGCCGCACGGCCAGCGCTTGGTCAGCCATTCACCACCCGCCGCGCCGGCAGCTGCTTGGTCTCGGGTTCCGCCGCGCCAATGGGCACCGGGCTGAATATGTTGACGATCTGCACGGGCATCGTGCTGGTGTCGGTGTCCTCGATAATCTGGGGCACCTGCCCCCACCGCCGGGCCGCTAACTCCCGCAGGGCCGCCATGCGTATCGTTGCGTCACACCGGACGTGCTCGCCGAACAGGTTGCGCCGGCCGTCGCTGTCGCCGAACGCCAGCACCGCGAGGGTCTGCACAATGCGTTCGCCGTCGCGCCCGGCATAGCGGTCTATCAGCTGGCGCAGCGTCCGCACCTTGGGCACCCCTCGGGACCGGCTATGGGCCGGTAGGGGCGCATCGACGTGCCGGGGGGCCGGGGGGCCGCTCCTCGCCATCACGTCGTCCTGCGGGGCTTCTGGGGCTTCAGAATGAGCGCCAGCCAGAACGTCGCGTCGGTGAGGCCGGCGATGGCGTTGGCGGCCTCGCCTGCGTTCTGGGGGCTGATGGCGAGGCGCAGCGTGCAGCCGCCGTCCTTGTCGAGCGTGAAGGCGTTGCCGGTGTCGGGCAGGGCGGCCTCGACCGCGAGTGCCACGTCGCCTCGGGGGGCGCTGGGCGGGGCTAGGACGTCGTCGGGTCCGTTGGGTTGGCGTCGGGCCACGGGTCGCATTGTAGCGCAGCCTGCACGCTGCAGGCGGTCCCCAGCGCGCCCTGCAGGCGCCGGCAGTCGCTGGGGACCAGTTCGATGACCACGGTGACGCCGTCCACGCGCACCTCCAGTTCGACCCGCTTGGCGCGGCGCACGCGCAGCCGGATGAGGCCGGCGCCGCCGCGCTTGGGGACGGTCGACCAGTCGCTCACAGGACAGCCCGCAGGACGGTGCCGACCGCGTAGCCGCACCCCACCGAGAGGCCCATCAGCAGCAGGCCGGCGGCGGCGACAGCGCCGAGCAGCAGCGCGTCGAACCAGTCGAAGCTGGCGCCGGTCACTGGGTCTGCACCCGCAGGCCGGCGGTGATGGCGTCCTCGACGTAGCCGGCGAGGCTGTCGACCGCGAAGTGGTAGCACTCGGCGTCGAGGTAGGCGCGGCCGGCGTCGGACACCGCGAGCAGTTCGGCCATGGTGCCGCTCTGCGAGCGCTGCACGCGCAGGTCGTAGGTGCGCGGCGTGAACGTCACGCGGATGTGCGCCACGCGCCGGCCGAGCGTGCGGCCCTTCTGCACGATGGCCGACGACACGGGCAGCTGGCGGCGCACGGCGGCCTGCACCAGCGCGGCGGCGTAGCCGGCGTCGGTCGTGTCGACGGTCAGCTGCGTGCGACTGTGGCCCAGCCAGAGGCTGGTCAGCTGGGCGCCGTGGTCGGCCTCCACCTGCGCGGCGTTGCGCTCGCGCAGCCACTGCTCGGCCTGCTCGCGCTGGTCGTCCGCGCCCCGGCCGCTGCCGGCGAGGTGCGTGCTGTAGAAGTACTGGACGTGCTT